TCATGCGGCCTCGGGGCCCTGGCCGCCACCGCGCCGGCTCCATCTGCCGGTACGGATGAGCCTCCAGACCTCGATAATTCCCGAGCGTCTGGCGGCCTCCAGTACTCGGCGGAGCCAGCCGGGGGAGCGGTCGGATGCCGGTCTAGGCTCCCCGTAGTGGGACCTGACCGGCTCCCCGGCCGGCCCGCACTCAGCGGCGCCTAGCGGCGCCCACTCAGTGGCGGTTGGCTCGCGCGGTAGGACCACGCTCATACTGTACAGAGGCCCAATTCGGGCCTCGACAGTGTGACGCGGTTCCACCGCGTAGAGCCGGGGCGGCTCTACTTCGCGTTCTAGCGCGAAGTACTCTACCAGGAACCTGTCCACATATTCCTTAGGGATGCCACCAGGGTTAGACCCCTGGTAGTTCTCCCTAGGAATAAGTGCGATCAGGTCCCTGAGTAGAGATTGCCTCCAGATGCGCAGCGCCCTTGCCCCTACGAGGGACAAGTAAGCTGCAAGGGTTCGATAGTCAAGGCGCTGTGGCGCCTTGAGCTTGAACCCTATGCCATCTGGGGCAATGAGCCGCCCAACAAACTCGCCTAGCCTCCCCGCGAGGGACTTCGGCTCCGAGATCTCCACTCCTAATATGCGAGTGGAGAAGTCTCGGTAGGCCTCCGCCAGCCTCGGGTCGGCGATCACGAGGTCATCCCCTACTATGCAGTAGGGGGCTACCCTCGGATCGCCGCCGAGCCGTGCCCAGAGCGCCCTGACCACCGCATGGTGGCTCAGAGCAAAGGCGGCGAATGACGGGACAGTCCCTAAGGGCTGTCCGCATCGCCACCTGATGACCTCTGAGCTGGCCCCGGGGTAGGCGGCTCGAGCGGGCAGCCTCGAGATCCAACAGAAGAGATCCACCCACGGTCTGTTGTCCCTTGAAGAGAGGGACCATAGGACCGTCCGGGTGACCGCCAGCGGGAACCGGTCGGTGGCCGAGCTGAGGTCGAAGGACCATACGGTCCTACCTTCCCTCAGCCACTCGACCACCCGCTCAGCACCCGCATGCTGGTTGAAAGTATAGTCCTGCGGGATCGCCTTGAGCGCCCGGTATAACTCCCGGGCCCAAGGGTCCAGCAGGAACTGTAACCAGCGCGGGGGAGCGTAATAAAACCGGGCCTTCCCGTCTGGCTGAACCCGGCAATAAACCGCGCCGTGCGCCCTCACTGAGCCGGGTGCCGGTCGAAAGTCAGGTACGACCGGCAGCATCGGCCAGTATTGGGGCACGGTCCCTGGTGGGTGTATGATATGATCTTGCATCACCCACCAGGCGTCCCTGAACAGCTCTCT